ATTTTCTCCTTACGTTTCACAACGTGCTAAAAATATTTATACAAATATTAATCTTATCTTAACACTATCTTAACAAAAATGTCATATAATTTTTACACTTTTTCATAAGTAATTTCATGATCTCAGTAATAACATTTTTAATTTTGATCCCCGGCGGACTACTGTATTCTGAACACATCGAACGAAAGATTGATGCGTGTTGGAAACGTGGTGAGTCTTTCTGCACCTATCGTATGAAACCCCTAAACAACCCATGGCGCAAACGATATCTCGAATCACTAGAAGGTGGTATTGATAAGAAGCTAGAGTGTGAGGTATGGTTAGATGCAGACAAAGAGTTTGCAATAAGTGTTTTGAGATGCGACCCTCTTGCCGTTGTAGACTTTGAGAAACCTTGCCCGTTTGATGCTCCCTCTATGCGAGGTATTCAGAGTTGTCGCCCACGCTGGGCATAAAAAAAGGGAGTCCGAAGACTCCCTCAAAAATGTCCCTATTGGGATTCTTTTTATTAGTCGAGAATGTTATCGACTCGGAAGATGCGATAGTACTGGTTAGCACGTACTGTGTTAGCCAGGTCACTCTGAGGTGCGCCTGTACCAGCATATGGGTTAGCGATCATTCCATAACGGGTCTTGAAACCGATCCGTGGTTGGAAGTCGTTCTCACCAACCGCACGTACCATCTGAAGAGGTACATATGGGCAGTAGAATACGCCTGAGTCATAAGGATTTGTACCCTTATAACCTACAGTTACGTAGTCTGAAGTCGCATATGGGTCGATGTATACTCGTGTACGACCGTTCAATACACCAGCAAAAGTGTTACCAGTGTCATCTACCTGAAGGTTAGTAGAAAGAGCGGGTGAATAGTCAAGCATACCAGCAGCAGTCAAAGCAGTAGCAACATCTGAAGAACAGATTACTACGTTACCCTTACCACGACGAGTGTCCTTAGCAATTTCGTTACACTCACGCTCGATCTGAACCAACATACCCTTGAACTTCTCAACAGACCAACGACCATCAGCGTCCGTAGACAGGTCGAAAATACCCTTAGTCGTTACGTTAGACTGGAGAGCACCAATCTTCGCCTGAGAGTTGATAGTACGGATAACTTCGCGGTTGATTTCAGCGAGGATCTCTGTAGACAGAATGTTTGCCAACTCTGTCTCTGCGTCAAGACCGTGGATTGCCTTCAGGTCTTGTGCGAGTTCGAGAGTGTACTCTGCCTTCAGTGCACGTGATACCGCAGTAACCGTTGCCTTCTCAATGGTGAATCCCATCTCGTGGAAAGAGTTACCACCTGTTGTACCAAGAGCTTCAGCAGTAGCTGTAGACATACCAGTACCGATTGTAGGTACGAATCGATCACCTGAGTCAACGATACCGCCGTCTGTCAAACCGCCTGGATCTGAGTCAGTAGCACCAGTAAGACCAGAAGGACCACGAGAGTCGTGACCAGTACCAGTAGTAGAGTCACCTGAGTACTGAGTCTGTGCTTCACCGAAGAGTGCTTCACCATTAGCAGGTGCACCAGTAGCAACACCGTCGATAGCTGAATACTTGCTCTTCATAGCGAAGATAAGACCAGTAGGACCAGTCATAGGTTGAACGCCACAAACGTCATATGCCATCAAGTTAGGCATAGCACGACGAACGAGTGCGATAAGGATGGGGTCCCAGTTTGCACCGCCTGAACCAGCAGCAGTGGTCACAGAAGCGTTAGTGTTTACTTCGTTAAGTTGAGCTTGCTCTGCGAAGGCCTTCTCTTGGTTTTCCAAGATAGCAGCAGTGACAGCACGACGATGAGAATCTTTGATCTCACCAGCTGACTCTTCATTCAGAACCGGAGCCCACTTCTCAACGAGTTTATCGTAAGAAACTTGCATTTGCATTACTCCTTAATTATTTTTTTGTTCTTTTGATTGCATTGAGATAGACATCCATAGTTGAACCAGATTCAACTGCGGCATCAGTATCCCAATCTTCTTCGATTACTTCTTCGGTTGAAGTTACTTCTTTCTTGAAATAAGACTCTTTCACAGTTTTAACTTTTTCTGTGAATGACTCTTCATCTTCAAAGTCGAGAGAAGAAACCAAAGAACGTAATTTTTCTACTTGCGTGTCTGCAAGATCACGAGCGCTTTCACGGATAACCGTTTCACGCTGGTACTCTTCCAACTTTTCACGCATTTCTAATACTGAACCAGTTTGGTCGTTGAGTTTTTCTTCCAACTCTTCCACTGATGCAGCGAGTTCATCAACAAGGTCTACCTTAGACTCAGGTACTTCGATGTAAGACTCAACGAACAACTCTTTCAAGTTATTCATGAAACCTTCAGCAATCTCAGTACGGAGACCAGACTCAACAGCGAGTTTGTTCTCTTCCATCCAAGTTTCAACCACATAGTTGAGGTAGTTATCAACCTTCTCAACGAGATCTTCACGGGTTGCGTTCAGTTCTTCGTCAAGACGAGATTGATATTCATCTTCCAAACGTTCTACTTCTTCAGTAAGTTTGGAACGAATAGCAGTTTCGAAGATTACAGCAGTTTTCGCTTTAAATTCATCGGACAAAGTTGCTTCTGATTCAACTAATGCATTCAGTTCATCAGTGACGGAAAATTCGGGCAACTCAACTGCTTCGCCTTCTTCTTCTGACATTTCGACTTCTTCTTGCATTTTTGCGTACATAGCTTGAAGTTCATGCTTTTTCATAGCATGCATCTTGCCGTACATTGCATTGATCATTCCTGCTTTAGTCTTCGGAGCGGCAGCTTGCTTAGTAGCATCGCCTGCCTTGTCTACTGAATCTACTGAGTCTTTTTCAGCACTTTCAGGATCGTGACCTTTCGCTTCCTCGATTTGGTCCTCAGACGCCTCAGGAAGTTCAACATCATCAATCATATTCTCTTGATCAGACATATGTTTTACTCCTTAAAGTTAGTTTTGAGTAACGAGAGGAAATTTTTAAACTCACGAACCTGAGTCTCGTAGAGATCAGTACGTGGAGCCTTTTTAATTTCTGTCTCCATTCTTTCAATTTCTTGAGGTTCAATAACACCATTGTTCCATACCCAATCAACACCTTCCATGATGCCGTTTACAAAAGCACCAGGCGCTGAAGGATCTTGGACAATATCTACTGTGTTAAGAAGAAAATCTTCTTTCACGTACATTGTGCCATTCTTATTCTCAAGACTACCCATACCACGAGTTGAAACACCTAGTTTGACTCCCCCGTCGAGTAGACCTTTAACAATCTGACCATTAGGAGTATCAAGAATAGATGCTTTTCCTACCACATTATTACCTTCCCATTGAAGGTCTGTAATGAGGTGAGAAACTTTATCAAGGTTAACCGTTGGGCCTTCGGGGTGATTTAATTCACCGACAGACCTTTTCTGTTTAACCTGTTCATTTACGTATTTGTTTACCGCATTTTCCATGATCGCTTTGGGGTAAACACGTCCGTTTCGATTCTTTTGTTCTGCTTGAGCAAATACGCCTTCAATAACATAAGACTTACCACCACCTTCTTTCGCTTCGGTGATGACCGTTAAATCTTGTTCAACGTACTCAGCTATTAATTTCATTTGTATTCCTTAGCAAAAGCAATTCCCATCTTCTCAGCTTCTTTCTGAGAACGATAGGTGTCTAATTTTTCCCCATCAACATAGACGGAGAAACCCTTAGCGTTTTTGTGCACCATAACGTGCACTTTGCCGACCTTCTTATCAAACACATGATCGCCAGGCGGCATTTTTTTCTTAGACGCTTCTCTGAGTTCTTTAAAATTTTTCATACTTATTATTTATAAAAAGTTAATTTTCAGAATAGTCGTCCAACTCTAAATTATTATTATCATCATCTTCTAATGACGATACAAGGTCATCTAGTTCAGATTCAAACTCTTCATCATCAACTGATAGGTTTTCATCATCTTCATATTCGGTCTCATCAACTTCGTTATCAAAGGTTGACTGCGCTAAAGAAACCTTTCTCTGATCTAATGCAGTATTTAAACGATCACCAATTAAATCTTTAAATGTGTTCTCAGCGTCTAAGTGACTCCCTTGTTCAATAGCGGACAGTAAATCAGCAATCCGATTATTCGGTTCAATTGGATCAGCCTCTACTTGTGCTATTAATACATCATCATCTTCTATCATAATTCAAACTCCTATTTCAGTGCCAAAAATTCACCTTTCTTCAAGGTGTTGTCAACTTTAGTATCTACTACTGTTAAATCACTATCTATGTCTTTTACTAGTTGTCCATATGTACTTGCGCCCGTGTTAATCAAAGTAGAGCGTGACCAAACGTTTGCAACTATGTTTGTAATATCTTGATCACGAAGTGTTGAGGTTGCTACAACTTGGTCAACAATATTCGAACGTGTTAAGTTCACTGACACACCTTCCGCAAACAAAAACGGGTTACCACCAGCCTCTCTTGTATAGATGTTACCGTTCACTGTAAGAATGTATGGTGTCCTACTTGCAAACGGTTGTATTCTCCACCCATTCTCCAAGAAGAATGTCGAACCAACGTTCAACGTATCGTTCAATGGTTCACCACCAATCGCACTAATTGCTTCTTTTTGCCAAGAAGGTATT